ATGAAAAGATAGGCGATGCCTGTATCGCAGCAACATACTGCTCAAAGTAACTGATGAAAATATAAATCTGAGCACCCATCTGTTGGAAGGTGTTCTCGATGCGCCCTAGCGCAGCAATAAAATCAGCGTCTTGAGTATCAGTCCAACTCTTGTCCGCTAATTTCTTCTGCAGTATCTCGAATGTCATCTTCACTTCGCTCATTGTTGGCTCGCTCATTGGCTTCCTCTTCCGTGTAGTCTCGTTCCTTACGTGGTCTTGTTCCACCAAGGAAATTTAATAGATTGTTTATCGCTCTGTTCACACGCATGCGTGCTGCATCTTCGCTGATGGCTAATTCTGTTGCCAGGCTAGCGTTATCGCACCCATCTCCAAATCGAAGATAGATGATGCTCAGTTGTTCCTGGGTCAGACGAGACAGTCCTCTGTCAATATCTGCCATCATAGCAAACCAATTGCCACCTTCTGATGCAACCTTCTTAGCCTTAGTAAAACCTAATTCAGTCATAGCAGGTGCAACTAAGTCTTTACGAAGCACTGCAGGTAGCAACAACTCAACAACCTCACGGTCATAGTAATAGTTATCATCTACCTTGTAACCAACAGCACGAGCCTTCTCACGCTGACAGTAATCCTTAGCAGCATTACGCAACGATCTAGCAACCAACTTAACAGATTGCTTGCCGTCTAATGCTTCCCAAGTCTTAACCTTGTTAGGATGTTCTAAGAACCAAATCCATAGTTCTTGTCTGATGTCATCTGCATCGCACATGTGAAACTTACGAGAGAACTCATAAGCGATTGCACCAACCATGCCTTCGTAATCTTCAGTTTTTACCACTTAAATGTTTTACCATCCACTGTAAAAGACTGATTAACAATTGGTACAAGTTGTGGTGTGACATTCTTTCCATCAACATGCAAGATACCAAATCCTTGTTGCCAAGTGAATAGTCCTGCCTTAATGTACTTTGCATTACGATAATCCATAAGATTACCAAGTTCCATACCCCATACAGTCTTAGGCTTACCACCACGATAAGTCTGAGTCTGATGTGTCAACCCCATGCGGTGCGTGTGACCACACACTACGCTCATACCAGAGCGCTTTGCCAGTCCCAAGGCAGTCGCACCCGCAGTGGGTTGCACATTTCCTTCGTCACCATGCATAAGAAGCCAGCCAGGAGCCAACTCATAAGGGTCTGCATGGTATTTAATTTCAAGTTCATCTAAGCCTAGAAAGTTTTCTAGTTGCAACTCAGGCAGACCAAGTAATCCTGGTGCACGCATAGCAACTGTATTAAACAATCGATCAGTATGATTACTGCGTACCATGTGCTCAACTGTTAAATCATACAAGACTTTGCGTGTTAAGTCACGGTCACGAGCAATAGAGCGTTCAAACTCTAACTCAGTTCCTCTACTCCATTTACTGATTGTCTGCATATCCATTTCGTCTCCACAAGAGACAACTGTCTCAGGTTGGTACCACTGGATAAATTTAGCCACTGCCTTGGTTGCTTCTACATCGTGGTACGGTACCTGCAAGTCGGAAATGCAAACTATATTTTTCATTTCTTTTTGGCTGCTTTCTTTGCGGTCTTTTTCACAGTTTTTTTGGCGGTTTTTTTAACAGCACGTCGCTTGTTTTCTAATCCCACATTCTTACTTTTGGAGATAGTTCTGAGGTTTTCCATCCTGTCGTCCCCTGCTCGACCTCTGTTGTTTCTGTGGTCGACTTCTGTCTCTCTTGGTAAGGTTTTACCTGTGGCGTCTTCGTAATCAACTCTAGCCTTATTGCTAGAAGTTGTAACCACTTCACCATTTTTCTTCTTTCTCTTGAAAACATAAATTGGTCGTCCACCATTTTGCTTACTGCCTTTGTAAGGTCCAAATCTCATTCTTGTGGCCATTTCTCTCTGAGTACCATTAGTGCAATGATAGCATAGTTTGCTAGGTCTTTGTAGGAATCCTCAAGGGGTTCATGCTGTGCTTCCCCACCATTGTCAATCAGATGGTTGATGCGAGCAATCTTGTCCCACATACGAACACGAAGTCCATTCAGAGGACCGCCAGGAGACTGAGCGATGTTGAGTGGACCATAATCGTTATGCTTACTCAGCAGTAACATATACAGTTCATCAACAATCTCATAGACATCTAAGTCAAACTGGTCTACGGCTTGTTCTTTCCATACGAGTTCTTTTAGTTCATCCCTGCTGATTGTCACGTAGCAACCTTTCTATGTTTTTAATTCCTGCACTGGCTTCGTCTGCAACTATTGATTCTTCTATGTGTGCTTCTAACTCATCACTTGACGCATTGACGAAAGCCAACGCTGTCTCTTGGATGAGAAGGTACGCATCCTCTATGTCCCCATGGTTCACTGTGTCTGATAGATACTGCAGGAACTCAAATAAATCAAATGAGTACTTAGGAGTTATCTTCACACCCCAAGTAAACTCAACACCTGAATGATTTAAGAAGTCAAAGATATCGTTAGTATCAAACTCACAAGTCTCATTCTTACAAGTGAAGAAACCTTTATCATTTGGCCATAACATCTTGTATACTCGCAATCTTTTGTTGGAAATATTCTACACCATTCTTGCGATACATGCTGTTCACATCTTCACCTTCTGGCATCTGTACTACCACAAGATTACCCAGTTCACGAGAAAGAGACTTACCAAAATCAGTGCCAGCGTTATCCCCGTCAGCAAAGAGGAATACTTGCTCAAAGTCTTGTAGCAATCTGGTGTAGTGCTTTTTCCAGTTGTTGACTCCAGGGACCCCCACCGCAGGTATGCCACATACAGAATCGAGTGTGATCGTATCAATCTCACCTTCACAGATACAAATAAATGTGGTCGCTCTAAAGAACGCACCCACGTTGTAGAGATGCGTTGTCGCACCAGACATTCCCATATATTTTGGCTCTGATAAATCCATTGAACGGAATCTAATGTCCACCACCCCTGAACGCGTAATATACGGAATCGAGAGCCGATTGATATAGGTCTCATGCCCCGTCAGCGGTTCTAGCACGACGCCCAAGCGTGCGCGTGTTGCTGCCTCCATTGTTATTCCGCGTTCTACGAGATAATCCTCCGCCTCTTGCAGAGCGCTGTGGTAGTACTTCGCCGCGCGCGTTAAGGATTCCTTCTGCGATAGTGATTGCTTCACGAAATTCAACTCCTTCTTTCTTCATAATGATAGAATATCCATCACCCTTCATCTGACAAGCAAAGCAACAGAATGCGTTGTCGTCAGTCGTAGCGGATGCGGATGCGTGACTATCACTGTGGAATGGACACTTCATTGAGAACCATCCACGTCGGGTAGGTACTGTAGCACCATAGTGCTCCAATATTGCTGCAATACTTGGCTTGTCATTGTTCACTTGTCTAACACCTTCCTAAGAAGATCGACCCACACCTGCACAGGCATGGTTGCGTACCAGTCTCCAGGGTTCCCCTTCCCTTTCCTCTTGTGCACAACCACACCTGTCCAAGCCTTGTCATTAGCCATTTCGACTATTAACTCTTCTGTCCACCCTGCTAAGTCCATCTTAGCGTGGTTCTTTATCTCTATAGTAACACCAGGAATACCTGAGATGTCACCTTTGTCGAGGGTCGCACCTGCAAGACGTCTGTCTACATAGGGAAACCATTGCTTGAGGTATTTTACTACATCTCGCTCTGCCCCTGCACCTTTAGCCTTAGAGGCGCGACCACTCATCTAGTACCAGCCGTTCTGATTATGAAACGCTAAAGCCCTTGATGGACTGCCATAGCGATGCTTTATATATTTGAGCCCTAAATCAATCTGCTTTACCATTGGAGTATCCTTAGGCATTTTCAGCATCTGAGGTATTCCGTAAGCAGATGAACGAGGGTTGTCTGCGGTGTAATCCCAACGAGACTCCCTGTTCCATAAAGTAAACAATGCCTGCCACTCATGATTACTTCTGTATTGCTCTAGGACTTTGCCCTTTGCAATCCATTTTGCCATTTTCTTCATCTCGGATATTGAGACAACACCAAAGAAAGGTTTAGTGCAGTTCTCTCTGATTGCTATTTGTCTTTCCAAAAACATCGCACCCACAGCGTGAGGCAAAGTTCCCACAAAGACTACAGCAGCCATAATCCAAGCGTATGTTGTTAGTTTCATTCTTACTCCTCAATTGGCGCGGTTGCCTGTGTTCCACAGTCAGCACACTCCATATCTCTGAAATACATCCCAATGGTACCATCCTCTTGGAAGGATACCTTGAGATTCCAAATGTAACACCCACAGATACATACAGTGGTTGGCTCACCACGTATGTCCATCGCCCTTGTGTAATCTGGCTTTAGTTCATTTATATCTTTAGTCATCGTCTTCGTCTTCCCACTCATCAGGGTCTACGTTTGGAAACGGATTACCCCAGTCAGGATTGGGTACGATAGGATCGATGAAACTCATTTTAACCTCTCAGCGATGTCAGAAACATCCATGTATTCAGGGTTAAAGTTCAACCACAGAGCAGTGTTGCCCGATGGGTCTGCCTTACCATAACGGTTCTTTACTGGTGCTACGGCAATGAAGCCAGGAGCATCAGAGCCAACTGTACAGATAAGGGCAGGTAACTGTGCAACCATACCCTGCAAAGCAGAGCGAGGTTGGCACGGTGTACCTGTGTAGGACTCCTTGGTATGATGAAGTACTACAACAGCAGCGTTAGTATCTCTTGCGAGGTACTTGAGTTCTTTCAGAGTAGAGCGCATATTTGCAAACTCTTCTCCGCCATCATTAGCGATATCCATAAGGTTATCGATAACGATAAGAGTAGGTGAGCATCCCCATAGTTCTTCAAACGCAGCCACCTCTTGGTCTAGGTCATCTAGGGTAGGACTAGAATCAAAAGACCAAAAGATGTGCTGAGCATGATCGTTAATAACTTTACGAGAAGTAGCAACCTCAGTATCTAGTAAAATTTCTACATCAGATTGAGGCTTGCCAGTAATCATCGAGAGTAATCGCATAGCCATAGTGTGTGCATTGGTATCAGCACTGACATATAGTGTTGGCACCTTTGCTCGTAACGCTATGGCTAATGCGACAGAAGACTTGCCAGCACCAGGTGTACCAGCAATCATCGATATTTCGGCACGGCGAAACACGACTTTATTTAGTTCAAAGGTACGAAAGACAGTTGGTAGCGGTTCGCCACCTATGTCCTTACTACCTACTGCGCGGGCAAGTGTTCTCATCTCTTAGAAAGATTCCCATTCTGCATCGTTACGACGAATAAAGACTGGCTGACATTGGTCAGGAGTTCCCTTTGGAGATGGGCACATATAGCCCTTCCATGGTCCCTTAGCCCCTGAACCTTGTCGCTTTGTCATGACACCGTGGTGACACTTCTTAGCCTCAGGTCCTAGCGTGTTGCCTGTAGTTTGTGTTGGATGAGCAGTATGGTCGACTTGTGCATTTGGGTATGCAGAACGGATGTTCTCCACTGCCTGTGATGCATTCTGTGGAGCACCTGCTAGTGATTGCGCCATAACCTTAAGGAGGTCTTGTGACTCCTCAACGCCTACGGCTTGTTCTAGAGCCTCGCAGAATCCTGCATAGGTCTCTGACGCAACGACGAAGATTCGTCCATCGTTGAGTTTGCTGCTGACTTGGAAATTACCAGTCATTTGTTTATCCCCTCATTCATGTTCGAGTTTGAACCCTATGCTATCCCATGCATCTATCGCATCATCTAATGAAGTGATGAGTGGGACTATATCACTAACTAGCGTGTCCATTGACAAACTTACAGGAAGATGTGATTCCACATCGACCACAGTTAGATAGATTCGGCAGAAAGATTGTTTCCTTGCGTGCCTTGTCAAAGGTATTGAGTATATCTTCTACTCGTTCTGAGTGCAAATTGGATAGATTCCATAACGAAACGTAACCAGTACGTGCATCCCAGAAGCCTGCCTTGTCGACAGTAACCCCTTGTTTCTCCAGTGCCCACGCATAGACAGCGAGTTGCAAAGGATGCCTCTGGGATGACGCACCAGTCTTGATATCGAGGAGCACCCGATTCCCCTCGAAGTCTACCATTACGCGATCAATTGCCATTTTGACTGTGGCATCTTCAATTTCAATCTCGTATTCTTTTTCAACAAAGTCTTCATAGATGTTCCAACCATTACTACGGAACTTAGCCCAGTTTTCAAGCATCCAGCGACCTTCGCCATACCACCATGACATATCTTCTTTCTTAGCGTACTGCCAAGTGTTCATGTCACCATTGATTTCTTCGTCTTCCTTTACTTGGTTGAACCAAGCATCATTCCAGACAGTATCAAGGTAGGCAGAGTTAAGAGACATCTCTGGATTGATGTGATAGTTTTCTTTGTCGAAGTTTTCGGTAGCCTTGTGAACGGCTGAGCCACCAGTAAACCACACTGCGTGTGCTTCTTTAACGCCTTCGACTTTTTGTAGGTAGTACTTCCAGCCACACTCTTGCCAAGTGGTAAAACTGGAATAGGAAATATGCTTAGGTAATTGATTCATTGTCATAGTGTATCACAGCCATGAGGACCATATGGGTCGAATCCACAGTAATAACAATCCATGGTTTCTTGGCAAACACGGCATACGTATTTGAATTGCACAGCATCACAGCATAGATGGGTTACATCCATGATGAAGTAGTTCTCGGTTTCATCTATAAATTTTGTCATACGGATACGATACCACACGGGTTTCTTAAATGCTGTCTGAACCAGATTTTAAGAAACGCCCCCCTACCCCCCATAAAAATTAATGGTGGTTCAGGGAGTTGGAATCAGACATTTGTCGTCACCGTCATTTGAAGTTTCCGCCCCACGGTTTCCCGCCCTACTATGGTACACTAATTCCGAGAAGAAGGAGACTTGAATGCCAAGAGAATTTATTACCAAAGCCCACTACCCAGGAGACGAAATGCCTACATACGAATACAAGTGTCAGACCTGCGATACTTTCATTGACAGACAAGTCGATGTGGAAGATAGAGATGATGCTTGGAATTGCCCTTGTGGGGGTCCTATGAAGCGTGTCTATACAGCCGTGCCAGTTAAGTTTAACGGCTCAGGATTCTACTCAACGGGCGGATAAAACGAGAAAAAACCCCTCGTCCCTAGTATTTCTACTAAGGAGAGGGGTAATCTCGTCTCTGTGGGGCTTCTAGAGGCTTAAAAAGCCTACTTAGAGCCTCGACCGAACTCGGTTGCAGATGGGTCTAACCACTTAAGGATAGGTCCAGCAGCGCCTGCAAGGGCTGCGTATGCAAGAGTCTTTAGGTCTGTCTCACCAGCAAGGTAAAGTGCTACCGCAGCAGATGCTGCAGCGCGGAACCATGAGGCTGTGACTTGCTTAAATTGTTCCATTGTATCCTCCTAGGATTATTTTACACCGTGTAATTTACAGCAGGTGCAAACTTCTGTCTTGTATGCCTTTTTAGCAGGCACAGGTACTACTTTAGCAGTAACTTGGGCAACTATGCCAGGTTGATTGAGCCACCAGAACCATGGGCTAGTATCTTTACCCATGTCCTCTTCGATGGAAATATGTAGGTGCTTGTTGTGCTTGTTGCTACCTGTATACTCGCGGTCACCCTCACCAGCACGCTCCTTTGACCAAATCTTTCCCTTGAAAATCAGGTACTTGACTCGCTTGTCTTCCTTTAACTTCTGGAAGATGTCATCGCAGTCGATCTTGTGCTTAGGGTCATGAGTCAAATCAACTGCAAACCCTGTGTTATGGTCGCTGGTTGGACTCTGCTTGAGATGCGCGTTCGACGGGAGAAGCCCATCTGAGGCTTTCATACGAGAGGGTGCTATCGCTGTGGCTTGTCGTAGGACAGCAATAGCGGCAGGTGTGGCTTTCTTGGCAACAGACTTCATAGTTCTCCATCTTTCTTTTCCTTTGGTTTAGACTTTAATCCATTTCCTGCAAGTACGCCAGCAAGAGAACCAGTAAGAAACACGCAGAGGGTACTAACAAGGTCAATAAATGCAGCATCGTTGGGTGCCTGTTCTCCTAATGGCTGTGTGATAAATAGCAAAGCGTACAGTAGTCCAAAAACGGAACCAGCAAACACAATGGCTAGTATGATTCCGATGGTTACAATAAGTCTAGCATGTAAATCTTCGGGGGTAAATTTATTTCTTTGGCTCATCTAATACTCCAGGCAGAATGTCTTTGGTACAAGTACCAGTAGGGATACATTGAGGTGGGTTACACTCTGGCTTTTGCCAGTTTTCGTACTCTTGGCAAGGGTATCTAATCCAGCCTTGATATCCGCAACTAGTCAGCGCGCTCGCAGAGAATGCGATAGATATCATCAACGCGACTTTCGAGACGGTTAACTTGGTCTTTGACACTTCCACCTCCATTGGGTCTGAGTTCATAAAGATAATGTTTGACTAGCC